AATCGCTACAACTTCAGAGATATTGACCTGATGCAGTCAACTGGCTTCACCGACAAGGATGGCAAGGATATTTTCAGAGGGGACATCGTTACTTCAAGAAATGACTTGTTTAAAGGAGTTGTTATCCTTAGACAAGACTTAGGAACGTATGTCATTAATCTTATTGGATACAAAAACTTTGAACGCTTATGTAATGTTGCTGATTCGACGAAGGTTATCGGGAACATCTACACCAATCCGGAACTGGCAGAGGTGAAACAATGAACAAACGACAACAAAAGAAATCAGTAATGAGAAATGTATCTAAACTTTATGATATGGCTTTCGAGCGAGAGCGTTTTAGAAGAGATGTAGCTATTATTTGCGGTAGAGGTCTAAGAAATACAAGAGTGCTTACGACAATGGCGGTTAAGAGAGCTGTGTACGAATACGCCCCATTCGAAGCCGTTGAAATAACATTAGAGGGATATACCGCAGACCGCCAAGTGATACAGGAGCGTGGCTCATGAGTAAAACCTACAAATATTCCGGACTGACACCAGAATTACATCAACGGTTGGTCAGTGATCATGCAGCACTGAAAAAAGCACACAAAAAAGGCTCTTATAAGCAGTTCTTCCAAGAGGTCAAGCAGTGCAGTGAGTTACAAGCTCGCATCATATATCAAGCATTCAACGCCGCAGTGGTGGAACGTGCGAGGATATCGCCAGCGACTGTCGACAGGCTAGAAGGTATTATTTCTGACGAATTATTCGACGACCTTCAAGACTATCTGTCTATTAATTATACAAGAGGCAAAACCACGCACCCAGTTTTGGATAAAGCCAACGCAGGACTGCCAGAAGACTTATTCAAGCGGTTCCGTGCAGAAGTGGAAGCGCTAAGAAAGACTTATCCTAACAGTATTGTCAAGCATATTATGGATGTTAAGGCTTGTGACAAAAAAGCAGCTGCTGCTACCCAAAGCGCCCTCAATTGTTGCTATGCGGAAAAAGCTGCTCTAACACCTCGCAAGGTAATTCAATTAGAGGGCTTGCTATCCAGAGAGCTATTAAGCGATATAGCTAAGTATGTATTTAATCATTACGAGTGGTCAGAGAGCCTAGATAGCGAGGTTGATCGCATTACTCTTGAATATCGAACTAAAGGTGATTTAGGCAAAAATAAAGCTAGCGTTAAGCGTGCATTATATACAGCGTTAGCTATGGGCTTGTGAGGGTTCGACTCCCTCGCTAGCTATTGTCTGTCATCACTAACTTTAGTGGCTTGAACACTTTTTCGACACAGGTCAAGCTGACAGACCTTGACACCAAAAATCCAGTAAATAATAAGTTATAGAATCGAGGAATCCTTTTTTATTTTATTACCCTAGCCTTGCATTGCTGGTGGCATGGCTAAATCTAATCCTTCTTTATTCTTGTATAAAAAAAGACCCAGACTAATGCCCAGGACTGTTCAAACGCTAATAATATTATTATACCATAAAGGAATGTAATTTATGAGAACAGTGGAACGGCTGCAACAAATCAAGGCGCTTGATAGATATATTGACAGTCAGATAGAACAGATTAAACGATTGGAATCGCAAGCCCTTAAAGTAACGGCTGGTGCTATGCAAACAGATATGGTCCAAGGTGGCAAACGTAAGGGCAAGGATGATATCTATGTGGAGCTTATGACAGCTCGTGAAGAAGTAGAACGCTTCACTGCCGAAGCTATCAAACAGAAACTAGAGTTTCGCCGGCAGATAGCAAACGTGGGGGATATAGATGCTAGGTCCCTACTCCAGATGGTATATATAGACCAGCTAGATATCTGGCAGATATGTGACCGTATGGGCTTTAGTAAGGCTACATACTATGTGAAGTTAAGACAAGCTGAGAAGTATTTGGACTAAT